GTTATTTACTAAAACTGAGTTTAATAGACTTTCATTTACACCCTGTTGAATATTCAATTCATCAGACGTTTTACTTTTCATTAGGTGTTCTACCAAAGTTTTCTTTGCAATTACTTTAGCCGAAATATTTCCTAATTTATCTGGACATGACAATACATCTAAAGACTCATAAATTGTGTTGTCAGTTTTTGTAACATTTTTTAATGACTCATTCAAATCAAAAACTGATTTAGTTACATCATGATGTTTATCCTTTAATACTTTTGATAATTCCTCAACATAAAGTTGTGCAGTTTCTTTATCGTCGAAACTCATTGTCTCAATGTCTTCGTACAAAGAATACATTTCCTTTAAAACCTTACTATTCATTATAGGTTTAAAGTATTTTTTAAGATTTTCTTTGAAATCTTTCTTACCGTATGATTCAGTTAACTTAACTAAAACCTTATTTTTTACATGTCCAAATGTAGCCATAATTATTCGTTTATAATGTCTTTGAGTTTATTCTCTATCTCATAAATATTCCTTTGTGCCTTATCGACATCAAAAAGATCATCGAAATCTAAATTTTCATCACCTAATTGTCCTAATATTTTGGATTTTCTTGATTCTGCTAGAGGTTCCTCTACACCCACATCAGCCGGTGGTGGAGATCCTCCACCCATATCTAAACCACCCATATCATCTCCACCTTCAGATGGTGACATCCCCGATTCCATGGCTTGTCTCTCCTCTTCAGGGATTCCATACTTCTTGTCAACTTCATCAAATACCCCTGTTCTCTTAATGATATTCTGAGTAATTCCTAATTCAGCACCTAACGCTCTTTCAAGTCTTTGTTGTTGTAGATCAAGTATCACATCATTGTCACTCATACCAAGAATGTTCTTCTTAGCCCAAGTGTGTGAAACAGGTTGAATACCAATCTGAGATTGATCTGAAGTCGCATCTTTATAAAGAGTGATTTTCTCTTTCCATTGTTCGATCTTCAATAGATCGGATTGTGCTGATGGATTTGTAAGTGATAAAGTAAAATTACTTAATTCATCTTCTAAACCTAAAAGATATAAATGAACTAATGCAATTTTATTTAATTCTTGAATAAGTGATTTTTGTATTCTGTTGATTGTTCTCGCAAAACGAATATCCATAATTGCAAGACTCTTACCCTCACCAACAATTTCCTCAAAACCAATAAATGCTTTAGGTATTCTAAGTGCAGCAAGAAGTTTCTTTTGAATGTACTCGATATCTGCAATCTCACCTAAGTTCTGTGCTCCGGGTAAAGTTTCAATTGGAGATGATTGTGATGGATCACGAACAGGAATAAAATAATCTTGGTCAACCGCCATTTGATTGTACCTCATATCTACCTGACCATTTCTCTGATCTACAATCTGATCTCTTTTGAACTTATTTGCAACACGTTGTACATATGCCTCAATATCCTTATCATCCATGTTACCCACGAATACTTTGAATACCCTTCTTTCGGGTGCTCTTGAGGTTCTATAGATTAACATTGCGTCCTCTGCAAGAAGTAATTGTTTCCAAATACGTCTTACTTTATCTAACATTGAGGTTCCATAAGGAAGTTTTCTATCATCACCCAATAATCTAAAGTGTGCGACTTCCCACGCTTGGAATTCCATGTCTTTATTCTTCCAAGTAAATCTTAATTCTCTACTTGGCATTTTATCATTTAATTCCGCCTTGTGTACTTGAGATGCAGCACCTTCATGTCTTTCAATCTCAATGTTTGGTAGTTGCTGACAACCAACAACACCTTTATTAGGATCAATTTTTAAATAAACAAAATTATCACCGTACTTAGACAACCCTCTACACCACATTTGTAGATTGGTATTGATGTCTAACACATCATAGAAAAGAGTTTCAAGGATATTCTTTACTCTTTTTGATTCAGAATAGATTGTTAGAATTTGACCTTTTTCAGATAATGTTGTTGATTCTTCAGAATATATATCTAATGCTGCTGAGATCTCAGGAGTAAACTCCATTGATTCGTAATCATAGTATGCCGCTAACCTATTAGGTTCATAATAAACAGATTGATTGTAAAGTGATTGATCTAATTTAGTCCACTTATCAGCAATATATTGAGACTGCTGCTGTTGCAACATTTCTCTCTCGAAATCCTCTCTACTATCTGTTTTTAATAAGGTATTTTTATCAAATTTATATTGTGGGGGTGCACTCGGTTTTTCGGCTTGAAACCCAAACACCTTTGTCAATCTTTGATATACCGTCAAATTCTGTTTTGCCATACTAATAAATATTAAACTTTATAATATACGATTTTTTTTTGACATTTTAAAGTTGTTTAACTTTTCTACCAAATAACCACGAGTATTCTTGATACTGTTCTTTAGATAACCCCCTATTATTCGGGTTATTTGGATTACCATCCATACTCATGGATCCTACCGCATCAAATGCAGTTCCATGTGAATAGAATGACTTATTTGTTTCATAGGTTCTCTCAGCTAATACCCACGAATCTAACATCGCCTTGTTCGCACTATCATTTCTCTTTAATTGTGTGAATGATATGTCGGCAACATACATAGCGATAGCCATAGCCATAATTGCGTCATCATGAGCACCCTTCATGTGATCAGGTCTACCATTTACATAAACAAATGTGTTTAATTCGTTAAGAAGTCTTGTAGATCTAACACCAAAACCATGTCTTAATTGTTCCTCAAAAGCAGCGACAATCTGTGTTCTTTTATTATTAAAATTAATCCCTGGTATCTTTTCCTGTGCCTTTTTGTTATACTCCCACATGTTCATGGAATTTACACCATCAACATAAAGGTCTTTATAACCCATTTCCTGTAACTTACGTGATGTGGCAATACCCATACCACCAGTAATATCGATTACTACAAACGCTTTATAAAGGGTACCCCATTTATAAACGATACCCGCCAAATCGTCCGGGGGTATCTTACCAACGTATTCAGCGACTTGTTCGCTTTCGTCAAAATCAATAACACATATTGATGAGGCATCGGCACTATCACCTCGGGAAACATCAACACCCATAATATATCTATGACCTTCAACAGGTTCTTTCCATAACCAAAAATTACCTTGTAAATATTTTTCAATTGGTTCTTTAATTTCACTTTTTCTTATTCTTTCTTGAACAGCATTTGGGATAACCCCATCACCCGAACCTAAGAAGTCACACTCCAATTCCTGTGCGATTTTTCTCTTATCATATTTGAATTTCTTGGCCATATTTTCAAACCAAGTGGAGTAAGGTTTATATCCTTGTTCCATTAATTCAACATAACGTTCCCAACCTTCATCTAATGTTATCTCATCGTCGTTGTATTGTTCACGATTTAACATGTAGTGTGTGATGTCATCAACTTTTAACCATTTAAGGTCAGATGCGTAACGTGGATCTTTAAACCATCTTAAATCGGTGATTTTAAAATCATTCATACCTCTCACCGCTTGGTCATATACACCATAATAAATTGGATCATAACCATTAGGTGTTGAGATTAGAATAACCTTACCACCCGTCGATAAGGATGCCATACACGCAGCCCAAAAGTCTTCTCCCGCTTCGATATATGCGGCTTCGTCAAACACAAGTACTGTTGGTGTAAAACCACGAAGTGCGTCTGCAGATGTAGCAACCGCCTTAACTTCCGAACCATTATTCATCCTAAAACGACTCTCGGAGTTTTTATCGGGTGAAAACCCAACATTCATCCATTCGGGCCACTGATCTAAAAAGTGACGAATCTTATTCGCCATCTCTATCGCAGTATCTCTTTTGTTAGCAATGATTAGAACCCTCTCAGGGTTGTCAGGACTTGCGGTTTGTATTTTCTTAGATAACCATGCTGCGGTTACGGTAGATACACCCGCCTGACGATACTTACGAGTGATATTCTCATTGTAAGTGTCGTAGTCATTTATTAATTGGATTTGATCGGGGAATAACTCTAAAGGGACATACCTTTTTTTAGTATTGTCATATGTTTGGAGATATGTCTTCAACGCATAAGGAGTATCCTTAATAATCTTAGCATACTCCTTTAATTGTATTAATTTATTCTTATCCATATCTTATAAATACAAAAAAAGTGGTCGATTTTGACCACTTTAAACTTTATACGGTTGGTCCGTCATCATCATCGTCAGGTGATAAACCTATACCCAATGATCCGAGGAAATTTTCAAACCCATCATCTTCATCACCATACTCTCTATTGTACTGATCTTCTTCATAGTCTTCATTTTTTAAATCTTCTATGATTTGATTAACCATATTATTAAGAATTTTTTTCCCTAAATCAGAACCTCTTAAGATTTCTTTTGCCACTTTAAAGAACTCTTCTGTGTTCAATGCTGAAAATCTTGAGAATAAGTAGTTTTGTATGTGTGCCATACCTTCTTCTTGTATCTTATCAGGATAACTTGATCTGAACTTTTCCCAAATTACAGGACCTAATCTTAAATCCCATATTTCAGATGGTAACGTGTCTGTTTTGGACATAACCATTTCGGCTGCTCTTGGGTCATCAGGTAAACCTTGTGTTCCCATAACCTCCATAACACCTTTAATAATTTCATGTACTAATGCCGGGAAGAATACCGCCCTTGCTTTAACTGTCGGTGGGTCTGTCTCGGTGTCAATTTCTTCCTTACCCGCCAACGATCCCCCTTGCATTCCTTGTTGTAACATACCATCAGGTAAAACCCAATACATTAGATCGTTTACCGACATTAAAATACCGTATTGGTTAACGATGTTAGGGTTTCTTTCTGATAATTCATTAACCACCAATTCAAACATATAATGACCTTTTTTAGATGCACCTTGAATAAGTGCATTAATGAATCTTCTTTTGGCAGTTTCTTGGTCAAATTTCTCCATTGCAGAAATAAAATCTTCCACATCATCTTCCGCCTCTTCAGGGTTAACCCCAAACTCTTGTTCGATTTCTTCTTCACTAGGATCTTCACCCTGTTGTTGGAATCCTTCCATGTCAATACCACCCATACCAACTAACTTGGCATCAAATTGTAAAACACCTTCAGGTATGGCCATTTCTTTTTTAACCAATTCAACTGCAAGATTTTCTAAGTATTCTTTGTTTTGACTTTCAAATTGTAAGACACTCATCAACATCTGTTGCATAGTCCCCATTAATTGCCTTAATGTGTTTTGATCGGTAACATTACCTTCTTGACCCGTATATCTTTTTACTTTAGATATAACATCTTTAAATCTCTTCGATGCAAGTAATTCCTCCCAATTCGATGGTAACCCTTCAGGTTCTTGTTGTGGAAATCCTGGGTTATCTTTGAACGGTGTTTCCCTACTTGAAAGTTTATCCTCAATATCAGGACTCATTCTCTCAGGTGCATCACCATAATCAACTGGCATTTCTTTTAAACCTTTGATAGTTTCTAATAATTCTTTTTTAGTGATCATTCTGCTGCCATTTTTAAATCAAGACCCAAAGAACCAAAAGTTAATTCTTTTGGAAGTTTTGCCTTTGGTTTAGGTGTGTGTTTTGGTTCAAAAGGGTTCTCTCTTTTCGGTTTACCAGGTCTTGTTGTTGGTTTTTCTCTTACAGGTGCATCAGTATCAGGTTTTGCGGGTGAGGGTTGTTGTTCATCAACACTAAACATATTTTTAGCATCACCTAACCCATCACTGATTGAACCAATGATTTCATAGATTTCTTTTTTTGTTGTAACATTCGTGTGATAGTTCTCTTTAACTACTGACTCAACCCATTCATCCATTTCTTTGTTTTTAGGTTCTTTACCTTTTTTCTTCATATTAATCGCAATCGCAGCTTGTTGTGTGGGTGAAGACGATTCATCAACCTCATCTTCCTCTTCGTAAGTCACGAATTGTTTCTTCTCTTGTTTTGCCTTCTCGATTGACTGATTATCATCCTTAGGTATATTCAGTATTTGTTCAGAAAGTACTCTTTCCGATAAATCATTTAACTGTTTGTCGGTTAGTCTTGAAAGGAATTTATCTGTAAACCCTTCACTGATAAGTTCTTTTATTAAATCTATTCTTTTCATAATCCTGTATTGAATTTTAGTTCCTCTTTTATAAGATGGAATCCTCTTGATTCTATTTTTTCGGTAACTGAGTCCATTTTTTCACCAAAAGAAAATGTGAGTCTTTCGAGATCACCTTCATAATCAAACTTTTCCCAACCCAATGAAATTACTCCATCCACCGCGTCGATAATACCAAAATAATCTGATTTTTGTACAAGATCCAACTCAATGTCACTATTCTTAAGAACACCAACTAAAGAGATATACTCTAAGTCAGGAGATAGTGATTCGGGATAAGTTGATGCGGGAATATGATACCACTCCTCTATATCAAATTCAGTTTGATCACTGAAGATAAACTCGTATTGTTTTTGTCCTTTATAATCAGAACCAATCTCATTGATATAGATAAGTCTCATCCTACTTAAAATATTTGCTCAAAGTCTCGTCAACGTGCGAGTTGATTTCCTTTTTAAGCTCATCTAAGTCGATCTCAATATCATCTTCTTCCTCTTCGGAAACTTCTTCGTGTTTAACACTTAAATCTGCGAAATCTTCGATAGATTTTTCCTCTAATTCTTCCTCAAATGACTCTTCCTCAACAGGGGCAGTAACAAAACTTTCTAATTTAGACATTATTTCATCGATATCGGTATCAACCTCATCACCAACTGGTTCTTCTTCAGGACCCATTTCATCGCCCGATGTTTCATCATATGATGGTTCTACGAAATCTTCCTCTTCAGATTCGAATCTCTTAACAATTTCTTCTTTATCTTCTTCATCAAGTGAATCTAAATCAACCGCTGAAAGAACCATGTTGATAACATATTTAATGTCATCACTCTCCATTCTTTCTTTCACATCTCTCAATGCCTGACCTAATTTACCTGAGAATTTTTGAACTTCAGCCATATAATCAGATCTCTTTGATTCACTCTCTTCACTACCCATTTCATCATCAGCAGGAATATCTTCGATAGAATCATCCGCAGGTGGTAAATCATCGATAGGTGCATCGTCTGCCGGCATATCACTTACAGGTTCAGCAGCAGGAATGTCTTCTACAGGAGCATCAGCAACAGGTGCTGGTGCGGGTGAAGACTTACTCTTTAAAACGTATTTCTTCGATTCACTTAAAGTCTCTTGTCCACTAATTAATTCTAATCTTTTTAACGCCTCAGAATATGAACTAAATTTATTTTTGTTTTTCATGAAGATTCCACCGATGTAATCTAAAGAACTTTCAGTAAGTCCCTTCTTTACAAAGTATCCGTCTTTTTCTTTTACGATACCGTAAACACCGTTTTGTGATTCTTTAATGAATTCAACAGATGATGATTTATTTTCATTAATTGTAGATTTAGGAGTTCTACCGTAATTGGCAATCTCCATAATTCTTTTTAATTTATCATCACCTTGTAGTCTTTCACTACCTAATGGTTTAAGATCTGACATATTACTATATTTGTTAATAAC